AAAAGAGGTTTGTCCAGCTTGTGGAAAATAAGGATTTAATAAGGTGGCAAGGAAGATAGAGCAAGAACACGGAGGAGCGATAAATCGCTTTGAAAAGGGAGATGTTGGCAACCCTAACGGTAGACCGAAGAACACAGAAACACTTATACAAGAGTTCTTTCTTGAAGAGCATAATCTCAAGATATCAAAAGGGCAATCACAAGAAATTCTAAAGGTGTTACTCGGAAAAACTAAAGATGAGTTGGTTGAGTTGGCCAAAAATCCCGAGATGCCTTGGCCAGTAGCTATGATAGTGAACAAGATTCATAGAGATTTTAAGAAAGGTTCAATGCACGCATTAGAACTAATTTGGGATAGAGTCTACGGCAAGCCGAAAGAAGAAGTTGAGCAGACCGTAAACGGAGGCAAGCCTGACAAGGTGGAAATCGTCATACATCGACCTGAGAAGAAATGAACAAAGCAACCAACATAAAGAACGGTAACGTCAACATCAAGTGTGAGTACTGCGGAGGTTGTGGTTATCACAAGATGAGCTGCACAACGCAGAAAGCAACGGTGTTTATATCGGAAAGTGGTATGTCGGAAATTCCGACACACCATGCTATTCCAACCCTTGAAGGAGACGAAGCAGAAGAGTTCATACGCAAGGCAGAATCAGCAGAACGTGGAACCATTGACTGGAGCAGACAGATGAAACAAATGGAACGCATATTAGAGAAATCTCGAATCGCGAACCGCAAATTAAAATACGGAAAAGGTGAAGCACCTAAAGTGAAACGAAGTAAAGACGTAGAACCTTAGACTGACGAAACCGAGCAAATTGTCAACCTATAATCTGACGTGAAAATTGAAGGAACTGGCGTATTTGATGACCTGTGGGCTGCCCTTAATGATAAATCCGTTCGGGGAATTGTGCTTGAGGGTGGAAGCCGTAGTTCCAAGACGTGGAGCATCTGCCAAGCCATCTACCTTACGGGATTACAAGAACCGAAGAGGATTGCAATTGCGAGGTTCAGGAGGACGTGGATTAAGCCGACGGTACTCGATACGTTCAAGAAAGTACTGCAAGGGCTTGAGGTATGGGAGGATGAGGCGTTTAACAAGACTGATTTAATCTACTCCGCTCACGGGTCTACATTTGAGTTCTACGGGCTTGACGATTCGCAGAAGCTGCACGGTATCGAAACGGATTACTTTTGGCTCAACGAAGCCATTGAAACAAGCAAGGACGACTTCGACCAATTAGAGCAGCGTTGCAAAGGGAAATGGATTCTCGATTACAACCCTTCAACCGATGAGCATTGGATTTACGACAACGTTCTTAAAAGGGACGATGTGGTGCTGATTCACTCTACGATGCTGGACAACACCTTCCTCGACCAACACATTAGGGACAAAATCAACAGCTATGAGCCTACACCTGAGAACATAGCACGAGGCACAGCAGACGAATACAAGTGGAAGGTCTACGGATTAGGACAGAGGTCAAGAAGAGAAGGTGCTATCTACGAAAACTGGACAGAAACAAAAGAGTTTCCTACTGGCTACAAGTGGAAAGCATACGGTTTGGACTTCGGGTTCACCAATGACCCGACTGCACTCGTGGAGGTACTCTATCAAGATGGCAAACTGTGGGTTCGTGAGGTGCTTTACGAAACAGGGTTAACGAATGCAGACATAGCGAGGAAGTGCGGACTGCAAAGGTCAGATGAGATAATAGCCGACTCAGCAGAGCCAAAGAGCATCGAGGAAATCCGAAGAGCTGGCTTCAGAATCCGACCAGTTGCCAAAGGTCAGGACAGCGTACGGTCAGGCATCGACAAGCTGAAATCTGTACAGATTATGGTACATCAAGACTCGGTCAACATCATCCGCGAGTTGAGGAACTACGCATGGAAACGGGACTATAAAACCAACGCAGTAACCAACCAACCCGAAGACGACAACAACCACGCACTCGATGCTCTGAGGTACGTGGCAATGGAGAAGCTGAAGGCGAACGCTGGGAAGTACACGATACGTTAGACACAAAATCACAGATTCGCTATTTATTACTGAGATGCTTGAAAGACTAAATAAAATATGGCGGATGCAAGAGGCGTACACGGACTATCCGAAAGCCGCTTCTGAGAATGCCAAAGCCGCTCTGAGATGGGCGGAGAAGAACGGATGGGGTGGTTGCGGTACTGCTGTTGGAAAGGCAAGGGCTAACCAATTAGCGAACCGTGAGCCTATCAGTTTGGAAACCATTGAAAGGATGGCGGCATTTATCCGACACAAACGGAACTCTAAAAGGAAGCTGGGCGAAGGTTGCGGACGTTTGATGTGGCTTGCATGGGGCGGAGATGAAGGGGTCAATTGGGCTATCAGAAAAATAGAGCAGATAAAGAATGAAGATTGAGTTACCAAATAGCTGGGCTGGTGTAACTGTTGAGCAGTTCCAAGCACTTCAGCGAATCCTCGCAGAGAAGGGAGACGAATACCCGACCAACGTGGCTATCATTTCCATCATGTCAGGCGTTCCAGTAGACGAGATAGAAACATACTCACTAAAGACCTACGGTAAGTGTATGCAGACGCTTTCATTTCTTACCGAGCAACTTGTCGGAGAGGTTCAGAAGGTGGTTGAATTTGGAGGCGTTAGATACGATGTTATCACAGACGTATATAATCTGAACGGAGGGCAGTACATTACCTTGATGCACTTGATGAAAGACCCGGACAAAGTAATTGACCAGCTCCACGAGGTTATGGCGGTGTTCCTTATTCCAAGAAAAAAAACATGGTACGGATGGAAGAAAGGCAAGTATGACCCTGAGCTGCATAAGAAAATCTCGGAGGCAATGCTTCAAGCACCAATGACAATCGTCCAACCATTGTCCGCTTTTTTTTTAAGCAGTTATCTCAAGTCCGCAAAACATATACTGGAATCTTCGGTGAGGAAAGCGGAGAAGATAAAGAGACAAGCGGAAAGAAGGTTGAGACGTTTGAATCGAAATACGGCTGGCTAAACGTGGTAAACAATCTATCAAATAACGATGCGACCAAGTGGGGTTACTTCTTTGCGTTACCTTTAAGGGAGTTCCTCAATCTTATCTCTTTTCAGAAGGCTAAACAGAACCACGAGTACCACCAAATGAAACAGAATGGCGTTCGATAAGTTAATAGACGCTCTGAATGAGTTTAGAGGCGCATACACAAAGGCGTTAGCTGATTCTTTGCAAGGAGGCTCAACTTTAGGAACTGGTGAAGGTCAGGGTTACGTTGCATCGGGTAACCTTTTGAATACGTTAAGACTTGACGCACAACCGAAGGTCAAGCTATTCGGGCAGATATACAAGCTGCAAATCAGAATGGCGGACTACGGTATAACGCTTGATGAAGGTCGGGCGGCTGGAGAGGATGCTCCATCAGTAGGAGACATTAAGAAATGGTTGACATACCCTAATGTATTGGCAAGACTTGGAGGAGACGACAAGCAATGGACAGACAAGAAGAAAACCAAATGGGCAGAGTGGATTGTTTACAAGAAGCTGAACTACCCAACAAGGGGAAAGAACTGGATTCAACCAGCATTTGACAAGGTAACGCCTAAAATCGCGGGAGTAGTTGAGGTGGCACTTGCAGAGGACATTGAATTGACATTTGAAGAAATCAAGAAACTCATCGAAAGCTAATGGCTATATTTTTGACATTTCCTGATGGCGAACCAGCCAACTACAACACAGCGTTCAATGACAACGTATGGGTTTGGAAAACCTCGACAAACACACCTACTGTAAGGTTCAAGGTTTCTATCGTTCCACCTGACTATCCTATCAGTCCGTTGATTGGCACAGTTACCGTTTACCCAACGAGAGCAAACAACGGGGTAAACTATCAGACCTGTTTCTTCGACCCTTCGCGGTTCTTGCAGTCAGAAATCAAAGGAGAGATAGACATCAAAGGCGCGAACCACGACGCTTTCTTTGTGTGCAACGAAATTCATAAGGAGTACATCCTTACAATTTTGGAGGAGGACAAGAACGCTCAGGGAGTTTACGAAGATACAGACCTATTCATAACAGGGGTAAAGAGTGTATGGAACGGAGTTAGAAACGAGCTGGAATGGCTGACGTTTGACTTCACGGACTACACCATCAACAACACGCCAAGCACTACAAAGAAGTTCCTGACCGATTCTCCGAAAACAATACGAATAGACAGCGACCAATCTTACCATCTTTACTTCATTGCAAACGAACGCTTCGGGGCTTACCAGTATAGAATCAAAGCGTACTCAGGATATAACGCAACGGGTTCATTATTGGCTAACGGAAAGGTTGACAACCCTGTAACAGTTGCAGATT